GGATCTGCAAGCGGAGTGAAGGCGCAGCGCCCTCTAGCCCTCGCTTTAGCTCGCTCATCACAGCGGGCATGCGGTCGGCTTCGTAGTCCGTCGGGGAGCCCGGCGGATTCCATGCGATGCTCATCGCGTGCCCTCCGTCGTCAGTTCCACGTCAATCGAGCGGATCTTGACCGGGTAAGCCGTCGTGACCAGCTTCAACGCGTTGAACCGACCGGAGAGGGACCGCTGAGAGCAATAGTCCGTCGTGCCGATGGTGTACGTCACGCCACTTGCATAGGTCGGCGTCGCATCAGCAGTCGCAGCCGTACCGTGAGAGATAGTCGCCGTCTCGCCCGCGTCGCCGTCAATGTTCCAACGGGTGCGATGGATCGTCTTGTTCCTGTCGCGGATGCCCCAATGCAGGCCGATGCGTTCTAGGGTGCCAGACAAAGACGCGCCATTGACAAGCCCGCTTCCTAGTTGCGGATGGATGAACGACAGCCGCAGAAGCCCGCCCACGACAATCGTGTTTTGCGCCTTGGCGTCATAGCTACCAGAGCCCGAAGAAAGGTAGTTCGCATCAGTCGGCACCACGCAAGGCGCCATGTATGAGTAGTACAAAGTCGCGCCGACCGAGAACGTGGACCACTTGCCGGTCTCCACATCCCACACGTACACCGATGCGGACAGGTGAAAGCTGCTAGGGGTGATCAGGACTTCGTTCTTCTGCGGGTTGTACCGCACGAGAAAGTCATACTCGCTGCTGCTGCCACCATAAGCGGCCTGCATGGCGTTTCTGACGAACCCCTCGGAAATGGACCGCGTTACACCGCCTTGATGGACGCGAACGTCTAGCGATGGCGTCACGAACACATGCCCAACCCCCGGCACGTTGCAGACCGCGTGGGGAGAGATTGCGCCAACGTCTGCGGTCTTCTGGAACGAGAACGTGAACTCGCCGCCGATGTAGCGCATGGCTACGATGGCCGTGCGGGAATAGATGTAGTTCGCGTCACCGAGAGGCAGGCAGGTAATCAGCGGGCCGGCATAGGCGATGTCTTGAAAGCCTGCGTCGTTGGTCGTGCTGGACGTGAACGACGACGGGATTGAACCCGGTTCAGTCGCGTTAGACCACAGCACGCGATATGGGTACTTTGTCCCGGACATCGTGGGCTGTAACTGAACGATGTGCTCACGGAAGAACCCGCAGTAGTCCGCAAGGTAGGACAGGAACCCGAAACGCCTGAATTTGTTGGACGTGTTGCCGTCCCAATAGTGAATCCCTGCGGCAGAGTCGTTCAGGATCGCTACGCCGTTGAAGTCGCCACCAGAGTAGACCTCTGCTGTGGTGCCAGAAAACGCGCTGGTGGCGCTTGACGATGTGACAACGTACTCACCTGGGACCGTGGCATTTGCCGCGATAGCTACGGTCGTGGTGTACGTGAATTTCGTGGTGCTCGTGACCGTGATAGACGCGCCGACTTCGTTGTATCCGCTCTCCGTGGCGCCAAAAACCGTTACCACGTCACCCGTGGTCAGGCCGTGGGCTGAAGCCGTCGTCACCTCTGCGGAGTTCGCCCCGAGTCTGTTAAGCGTGGAGATCGTCTCCGACTTGCGATAACGCGTGATCGTGGTGCTCGTGGTCGTCGCCCACTTGCGATGCACCGCCGTTCCGCTGTTGTGAATGAAAATCAGCGCATCAGCGTCTTTGTAGGAGTAGAAGAAGCACGGCGAGACGATGGCCGAGTTGAGAACGGTGTAGTCCCCCTCCCATTTCTCCATAAACCCATTGCGGACGCGAAAGTTCGTCACGTTGGACCACACACCCAGCTCAAGCTCTGCCGGGAGCAAGTCCGCGTTTAGGCCCTTGCCGCAGTCGTCAATCGCAATCGTGCGCTTCACTTGCCGCCTCCATCTGATTGCGTGTCCTTCACCGGCCACACGGCGTTGACGGAGAACGCATCGCGCAGCCATTCATCAGACGCGCGTGACGATGCACACCCGGCAAGCAGCAGGGTGAAGATGGATAGGTAGATCATCAGAAAGGCGTTGCCTTGATGCGGCCCGATGTGATCAGCTTGTTCGTGCGCTTGCGCATGGCCGACAACTCTTGCTGTTCCATGACTTCCATTCTGCGGGCCAGCTCGTCATCATTCAGCACATCAACGGCTAGCAGCTTCTTTGCACGCGACCTGACTAGCGCCTCGGCGTCGTTCGTCCAGAAGTTGGAATCACTGCTTCCAGACAAGGCCGTCAGGACGTACTGATAGGAGATCGTGAGCACGCGCGCCGCATTGGGCGTCGGGTAGATCCGCAGCCCTCCGGCGTACCATGCCCACATGCGGGGGTCGCCGGTCGTGAGAGACGTGCCGGGGTCGATGTCATCCAAGTGCTCATAGGAGGTTTCCTCAAGCAGGTAGTCGCGCCCGCTCACCGTGCAGACGATGGAGTCAATCTCCACAACATCAGTTGGAAGCGTGCCAGGCGAAGCGGTAGAAGTGTTGTACAGCCTCGTCCCCGCAATCGTGGTGATCGTGCCGCGCTTCTCGTTCCCGGCGAATCGAAACCCGGCGTAGTAGGCAACGGCTGACAGGATCGCGCGCTCAATGTTCGTCGTCAGGTCTGCGCGGTTGATCTCCTCCGCTACCCGCGTTTTCATGTCGCCGTAAGTCGCCATCACTTCACCTTCTTAGGCCGTCCAGGCTTGCGCTTGACAGGCTCGGGGATCGGCTCGATCTTGGGAGGCTCAGAGACAACAGGCGGCGAGGATTGCTCCTGCGCCGCCCGTTGTGCCCAGATAGCCCTGCGTCTGCAAGGCTCGCTCATCACGCCACCGTGTTAGCAAACGGCGTGGCCTCGGTGCCAGCCGCGTCACCGCGCATCGTCACAAACCACAGGTTTGCAGCCAGGCCGATGATTTCGATCTCCTGCCCTTCGATGCCGCCAGTAGAGTTGGCGGTGCCGAACAGGTCAATCGTGTCATTTGTGCTGGCGGCCACGGATTGCCAGTCAACCACCGTGTTGTCGGAGTTGTTCCCCATCAGGGCATGGCCGATCATGATGTCTGCGCCAGTGGCAGACTTGATCGAAGCCGCGCCCGTGAAGGTCGTCTTGACGATGAAGCGGAATCGCAGACCTGCCGCAGCCGTGGGCAGCGTCACCGCAATGCCCGCAGCGCGGTGGAGGACCATGATTCGGCCATCGTGCTCAAACGCGTTGAGCGTCAGAGTAGCGGACGTGACGTTGACGATGTTGCTTGCGGTTTGCCGCACGCTCTCGACAAGCATCACTTCCTTCTGCGAAACGCTATTGGTTCCGGTTGCCATGTGATCTCCTTAGGAGAATGGGGCCGAAGCCCCATTCATCAGGTCGCGTTGGGCGGGATGTAGGCGATCACGACAACAGCAGAGCCGGTGCCGCCGGTCGTTCCGGTCAGGTCAGGCGTGCAGGTGATCGTGGTATCGCTCGACACGTACCAGGCATTCACATCGGTAGCGGTCGCGGCTTCGTCAAGCGCAACAAACGCCTTGGTGCCAAGGGCAATGTCGGTCCCGTACAGGTCGTCGTTGGACGAAGTGCCGATGTCAATGCGGTTGTTCGTGCCCCAGTTGAACACGGTGTTCACGTAGACGCCGGAGATCGGTTGAAGGATCTGCGAGCCTGCGGGAATCGTGCCCATCGTGAACACCTTGCCGTTGTCGGTGTAGACGACATCCTGTCGCAGGTAGTGCACCTGCGCGGTGTGGTATTGGCGAGCGGAGCTGCCAGCGGTTCCAGTGGTCATGGTGTGTTCTCCTTAGTGAGCGGCGGCGTAGGTCGAAACCGTGATGGTCCCGAAGTCCTCCGAGTTGAAGACGGTCTTTTTCAGACCGGCGATCATCCCGGCGGAGACGCCGAGTTGGTTCTTGTAGTCGAACAGTTCTTCGACCCAGGACATTTCGGCGGACTGATCCTTTTGGCCGTAGGCCATCAGGGCGGCTTGCGCACCGCAGAAGATCGCGCGGCGGGTCGTGGTGACAGCCGAAGAGCCGTTCACGCCCTGAGGCACGCGCGACGCCTGGTGCAGCACCACGCCGTTGTACTCGCCCAGCGCGCCGGTATAGATCGGCGAACCGGAGTCCTTGCCACCAGCGAGCGCGGCCTTCTGGATGTCCAGCCACTGACCCGAAGAGGTCGAGGTCCGCAGGTCATAGACCTGATACGGATGCAGGAACATCACGAACTTCTTCTCACCGCCAACCATGATCGGGCGCAGCGTCGGCGACACCGTTTCGGCGCGCTCGACGCACTTGTCGATCAGGTTCAGGTTGAAGATGTCCGAAGACGTTTGCCCCACATCGGTAGCAGTGGAACCGGCAAAGAGATTGCGGTTCGTGCTCGGAGCGGTCGCGGCCTGGTTGCCGGTGTAGCGGGTGTCCGTCTGCGCGGTGTAACCAGCAAGCTGGTTGAAGAACCACGTATCCAGACGATCCGCCCACCAGTCCTCAAGGCCGGCCTTCGCCTCGTCGCGGACAGAG